CGCCATCGTGCCGAGCGATGGGACTGTTGCCGATAACGACGAAGCCTACGTCGAATCGGCGAACGAGGTGTTCCGGTTCACTGCCGACAAGCCTGCCCTCTTCGAGGCTCGCGTTCAGTTCACCGAGGCGAACACCGACGATGCCAATGTCCTCGTCGGCCTGATGGATGCGGTTGGGGCGAATGCTCTGGTGGATGACGGGGCCGGGCCGAAGTCGTCCTACAGTGGGGCAGTGTTTTTCAAGGTGGACGGCTCGACCGTCTGGCAGACCGAGACGAGCAACTCGACCACGCAGACGACGACCGAACTGTCGGCCAGCAACGCGAACAACCTGGCGAAGCGGGCTGTGACGGCGGGCGGGGCTGCCTACCAGACGCTGCGGATTGAGTACATGCCGTACTCGGCCACCAATGCCTACGTCAGCTTCTTCGTCGATGGCGTCTTGTGTGCTCAGCACGATTACATCTTCACATCGGCTACCGAGATGCAGATTGTCTTCGGTGTGAAGAACGGCGGAGCGAACAACGAGACGCTCAGCGTGGATTACGTTTCCTGCACTCAGAGCCGCTAAGGCGAAAGGGACAGTCATGGTCAATACCAAGGCCTTGCGGCGGTTGTATGAGGCGGCCCAGCGTGATGGGCAGCCCGAGCGGTTCCATCAGGATCTCGCGGAGGGCCTGCGAAAGAAGGAGTTGCGATTCAGCGACTTCTCGATTCGTGCTCTCTTCGAGAACTTCGTGGAGGACGGGCGGGAACTCGTCGGCCTGTACGATCCTCGGTCGAATGGCAACACCGAACTGCGGGAGACTGCTTCTCTCGTGGCTTCGAGCCAGTTTGCCAAGATCAGCGGGCAACTGCTGTACAACGCCATCATGGCGGAATACCAGCAGGAGGCGTTCGTGTTCAGCGGTCTCATTCCGACGATGAGCACGCAGTTCAACGGCGAGCGGATCCCCGGCATCAGCAACATCGGCGACGAAGCCCTGGTTGTCGATGAAGGCCAGCCCTACCCGAAGGCGGGGGTCTCGCAGACCTACATCGACACGCCGGTCACCACCAAGCGGGGGCTGGTCGTCGAGGTCACGAAGGAAGCGATCTTCTTCGACCGGACCGGTGTCCTGGAGCAACGCTGCCGCAAGGTGGGTGAGGCCCTCGGGCTGAACAAGGAAAAGCGAGCCATCGACTGCGTGGTCGATGAGAACGTGACCGATCATCGCTACCGATACCGCGACACGACGATTGCCACCTACGGCGACAACTCGGGTTCGCACACCTGGGACAACCTCGCGGCCAGCAATGCTCTGGTCGATTGGACCGACATTGACGCTGCCGAGCAGTTGTTCTCGGGCATCATTGACCCCGAGACCGGCGAGCCGATCCTGATCAACCCGTCGCACCTGATCTGCACGCGGCAGCTGCTCTACACTGCCCGCCGGATCATCAATGCCACGGAAATCACGGTCACCACGCCGGGCTACGCGACGAGCGGCAACCCGACCGAGACCAAGACGGGGAATCCGATCGGCAATTACGCCATCGTCTCCACGAACCAGTTGGCTGCCCGGATGGCGACCGACACGTCGTGGTTCCTGGGCGACCCCCGAAAGGCGTTCGGCTATATGGAGAACTGGCCCCTCACGGTGGTGCAGGCTCCCGCGAACAGCGAGGCCGAGTTCACGGCTGATGTGGTCATGCGGTTCAAGGCGAGCGAGCGGGGTGCCTACGCGACCCTCGACCCGAGGTACATGGTCAAGTGCACGGCCTAATCGTCTGACCTGGCCGACCATCAATCGCACCCGTCGGCCCCCTCCGGCGGGTGCGTTGTTTTTGGGAGAGATGAAATGTCGAAGTCGAAGAAGCCTCCGGTCGAGTCGGACGTCGTGCCGGTCGTGCCTGCTCCGGCTCTCGTGCCGGCTCCCGTCGAGAAGCCCGCTGTGGTGCGTCCTGTGGGCTGGCGACTGCGTCCCGTGGGATCGAGCGGGGAATTTGTCGAGGTCATCGCGGGCAGCGTGGAAGACGCCATCCGAGCGTTTAACGGGCTGGCCAACTCGGGCCGGTCGCCGTTGACCGCCAAGAAGCTGGAGATCCTGCCTCCGGGAGAATCCGGTGGCAACTGACGCCGAGAACATCGTGGCCATCCGGTCGGCCTTGTACGCGGCATTGGCGACTGAGGCGGCGAACCCCAAGCCAAGCTACAGCATCGACGGGCAGAGCGTTGACTGGAACGGCTACCGGGCGGCGGTGCTCAAGCAGATCGCGGACCTTAACAGTCTGTTGGCGACTGCCTCGGGTGCCTTCGAGGAGATCGGGGAGGCGACGACGTGACGCTCAACATCGCCGGGGACTACACGATCTGGGACGGGGGCGAGACTGTGACGCTGCGGCAGTTGCGGGCCGACGGGTCAGTCTCATCGACCGTCGATAACGCCTCCTCGGGCGTGGTCTCGCAGGTGCGGGGCAACTACCAGGGAATCGAGATCACCGGCGATGAGCGGTCGTGGTCGCTGAACTCAACGCAGGTCGGGGCTCGCGGCGTGATCGTCGATGACATCATCGAGGACGCGGCGGGAAACACATGGCGGGTGTTATCGAGTGAGCAACGCACGCTCGACACGCGGTGGTACTGCGTCTGTAGGAAGCAGGTCTGATGGCGATTCTGTTCGACATCCTCGTGGAACTCCAGAAGCAGGTGCAAGCCCTCGACCTGGCCGGCATCCCTGCGGGTAACGTCGTGCTGTGCCAGGTTCCGGCGGTGGAGATTGCCCGAATGAATTCGCAGCAGTTGCCCGCCGTGGTGATTGCACCATTTGGGGCTGAGACCGTGGCCCCACAGAGCAACCTGAAGGACGATGTGGTCTATCCCGTTCTTGTGGCAATCGTCGCCTCGACCAAGATCGTCGGCGAGAACGTGAACGAGAAGCAGTTGGCCGACTTCGACCAGCGGTTGGCCTGGCGGCAGACGATCCGGCAGGCGTTCTCTTCGCAACGGCTCACCCAGTCGCTCGTGCATCAGATCAGCGTGCAACCCCTCCAGATCGTTGACCCGACGGCATACGCTCGGGACTTGTACGTCTCGGGCTTTCTGCTCCGGCTCACGAATCGCGAGGGCCGGACGTGATCGCTATCGACGCGGGCGGGGCTCCCGACCGGTTCTTCGCCATCGCCTCGCAGGTGGACGAAGACCCGACGGAACTGCTGGATTCTCTCGTGCCGATCTTGCAGGCGGGGGAGCGGGAGATTTTCCTGTCCGAGGTCTCCCCAAGTGGCATGCCGTGGGAGGAGTTGTCGCAGGTGACAATCGACCGCAAGGGCTTCTCGCAGATCCTCGTGCGTACCGGGCGATTGTACGAGTCGGTCGTGACGCCGAACGGCACTTCCGATACGATCTGGGAGACGAGTGCGGACCCAGCGTATCTGATCTTCGGGACATCGGTTCCATACGCGAAGTACCACCAGACCGGAACGCGACGCATGCCAGCGAGGCCGTTCATGGGCATGGGCCGCAAGACAGAGGATCAGGTCGTCAACGCGGTGGCTGACGCCGCAGTCAAGCGAATCGTGCAGGAGAAGTGAGATGGCAGCGTCAATGGGTCATCAGTCGCGGCTGTCTCTGGCAGCAGGCGGGACCGCGATTGGATCGTATACCGAGGCTTACGAGTTCCTCACGGAATCGCTCCGCAAGCAGTTGACGGTCGTGGACACTGCCGGGCTGCGGGGGACACGCTCGCACCCAGCAGAGCGGACACGCGACGGCACCTACGCTATTGGCGGTGGGCTGCAATTCCACGCCACTCCCGCGATGCTCGATCTTCTCTTGCCTCGCATCCTCGGGGCGAATGAGGCCACCGACGTCTTCGCTTTGGCCGAGACCCTGCCCGAGTTCGACGTGCTCATCGACCGCGTGGCGAAGCGGTTTGTGTACGGTGGCTGCCAAGTGAATCGGGCAACCTTCCGGGCGGCTGCTGGTGGCCCGTTGGAACTCGATCTCGACGTGATCGGTAAGACGGAAGTCGTCTCGGCGACAGCGTTCCCCTCGATCACGGCTCCCGTCGATCCGCCTTACGTCTGGCAGGATTGCGTCTGCACAGTCAACGGGTCGGCCCGCGTCGTGACGCAGTGGGAACTGACCATCGACAACGCACTGAATGCGAGATTCAGCAACTCGCAGACTGCGACCGACATTCACGCGACGGATCGCATCGTCACCGTGAATCTGACGGTGCCCTACACGTCGTCCGAGGTTGACCTGTACGGGATCAACACGGGCGGGGCAGCGGCGGCTACGTTTGTCTTCACCAACGGGAACTACTCGACGACGTTCTCGATTGCCAAACTCCAGATTCCTGACCAGAGCCCGGTCGTTGACGGGCGAGGAGAGATCCTATTACAGCTCCAAGGCGTGGCGAAGCAGAGCAGCACGACGAAGGAATTGGTCATCACCCACGACAGCACCGCATGAGTGGACAGACGCGGGCGCAGTTGTGCGAGTTGTGGGTGCGGCTGGGCGGGATCGAGGATCGCGTCGGGCCGAAGGCGTTGGGCGATCTGGTGCGGGCCAGGTCAGAGCTGTATCGAATCTTGTGCGAGGCGGAGTGATGCTGACAGCATTCGTGGACGACGGCTACACGCGAGACGGGCGGATTGCCGAAGCGGCGGGGAAGTGGCCGGAGATCAATTTCTCGTATCGGCCTGCTGACGCCTCGCAGTTCACCGAGCAGGTCGTCCGGGGCAAGCATTTGGACGATGCCGCGTGGCATAAGTTCGTGGCCGAGCGATTGGCGAAGAATCTGGTCTCGTGGGACATCCGCAACAGCAAGGGCGAGTCAGTGGCGATCACTGCCGAAAACCTGATGCGGTTGGTCCATCCGGTGTTGATGCGAATCTATGGGATCATCAACAGCACCGAGGCGAGCGACGACGCGGGAAACTGGCAGCGGGTGTGAGGCTGGCCATCCTCCACCCGGGCATCGCGTGGCGTGACTGTTCGGACTGCGAAGCCCATGTCTACGACGAGAAGACTGGGCGACGGATGGAACACGGCGGGAAGCCGATGCGGCGACCCAGGGGCAACCTGGCACCGTGCAGGACGCGGGCGAACGGATGCCCAAAGGGAACGCCGGAAGCATCGCGGGCACTCAACGAGCGGAACCAGCGGGCATACCAACACTACCTCGAATGTCGGGCCGTCAACCAGTGGCCCGACGATGGCATCGTGCGGCGGAATGCGTCGATCATTCGGCAAGTGATGGACGCGTGCGAACAGGAACTTAACCTCCTCGGGAAGATCGCGAATGGCTGACGGCAGCAGGGACGTCACGATCAAAATTCGCCTCCAAGCCGAGGGGCAAGCCGACATCCGCAAGGGCATCGAGGAAGCGGTGTCTAAGCCTGCGAAGATCGCTCAGGGCGAGATGGGCAAGGTTCGCTCTTCGGCTGTGGAG